GCCGGAAGTCGTGAAATTGTTTGACTCCGTGCAGTCCATCGAAAAGACTGCGAAGCACAGCGAGAAGCCGCAAGAGTTCCGCGACATCATTGACACTCTTTACCCGCACGGCGAGCGCATCGAGCTTTTCGCGCGTGCGAAGCACAAAGGATGGAACACATGGGGCAACGAGGCATGAGTGAATATGCACAATATCGGAATGCAAAGATGGCATCCGGCGCGAAGTTTCAAGACTTCATCATGGAGCGGATGCACAGCATCGGCGTCATCTTGCAGCCGTATTGCAGCCAGCAGGGACAACTAAAAGGCGAGAACCTTCTTGGAATGGAGATCAAGAATGATGAGAAGATGGCAACCAGCGGCAACCTTTATATCGAGGTGGCAGAGAAGGCGCAGCCGCGCCCGGGCGACTACGCAGAAAGCGGAATTTTCAGAAGCGATAACACATGGCTTTACGGAATAGGTGATCGCGGAGTGTTCTACGTGTTCGCGAAAAGCACGCTTCGCAACGCATGGGCAAAGCGTGAGGCGATTAACTTTCGCGAGGTCACAACGCCGACGAGCAAGGGCTTTTTAATTCCAAGAACAAACGCAGAAAGGATGTGCGCGAGGTGCATCTTGTTCGACGCATTCGGGAACATCAGGGAAGTGCGATGCGGCGGCGAGGCTTCGATCATTGACCTTTCAAGCCTAGAACTAAAACACGACGCGCAGATGTCACTCTTCAAGTAAGCAAGTTTTGACACGGCGGTGAGGGCATGGCCGATCTCACCGTCACACCCGCTTCCGTCATCCCATCCGCAAACGCAGTCATCGCCATCGGCACAGCCGGCGCGACAATCGTGGCAGGGCAAACGCTCTACATCGACACCGCGAACAGCAACGTCCTGAAGCTCTACGACGCGGACGGCTCGGCGCTCACCTCGACGATGGCGGGCATCGCCCTCGGCGGCGCAGCCAGCGGGCAGCAGGTTCGCTACGTGACGCAAGACCCGGCGCTGGTGCTCGGCTGCACGATGGCAGTGGGCGACACCCTTTGGGGCAGCGACACCGCAGGCGGCATCACCTCGACGTTTGCGGACTTGGAGGCGGGCGACTACATCACCTGCATCGGCGTTTGCACGGTCGTCAACAGCACGATCAACTTCAAGATGATTCCGGCAGGCGCGGTGAAGGCGTAGTTTGACACCGCCGAAAAGGCGTGAGCATTGACGCCGAATTTATCCTCGCCCTTTTGCGAGTCATCAAACTGCGCGGGCGAGACGTGATCGAGACCGTCTTCCTCGGGGAGTTCAGCATCGTGAGCGGGCAGGGCGGCGGCAAGCTCGTCAACACCTCAGTCGGCGGCAAATCCTTTTCGTTCTCACTCCCGGCGAGCATGTCGAGCGATGCGCTGATGATTGCTTGCGACCGCGCTCTCCGCCAGTGGGATTCGCTCGACGCCACGCAGCGCGCCTTGCTTTTTACGACTCGCAAACAGTCCACCGTGCGGGCATCGTTCTAAGCTATGGCATCGCTCGTTGACCCTCAAGGCTTCCCGGTTTCGTCGAAACTTCTGCACGCTGCGCAGAAGAATACCGGCGACCGACCATATTGGCGCGATGGCATCCGCGACACGGAAAAGGACATCCCGTTCCAAGACTGGCGCACCGTTGTCAGCTACTCGCGCAGGCTCTACGCCAACGACGGCTTGGTGAAGGGCGCGATTGACCAGATGGCACAGCACGCCGTGGGGCGCGCGTGGAACCCGAATTACACCGGCGAAGATGCCGAGTGGGGCAAGGAAGCCGAGCAATGGCTCACCGAGGAATGGTTCGGCGTGTGCGACGTGCGCGGCGACCAGTGGGACTTTAAGACCTCGCTTTTTAACGACTCCGTGGCGCTCGACGTTGACGGTGATTTCCTCGTCATCCTCACCGAGACCGAGGGCGGCTTTCCGGCGATTCAGCATTTACCGGCGCACAAGCTCGGCGTGCGCGACACGAACAAGACGACCGTGGAGAAAGGCCCGCTGCGTGGATTTCGTATCCAGCAGGGCGTCATTCTCAACGACCTCAACCGCGTCGTCGGCGTCCGCATCCTCGGCGAGACGGAAAAGGACGACCGCGACGTGATCGCGAACGATTGCATCTTTTGTTTCAACGCCACGCGCGCAGACCAGATTCGCGGACTGCCGACGTTCAGCCACGCCATCAACGAACTCCGCGACGCATGGCAGAGTCAGCAATGGGAACAAATCACGCATCAACTCGCGTCGTCCATCGGCCTCATCGAGCACAACGAACTCGGCGCGGCAGACCCGAACGACCCCGGCACTGTGCTTGGCGAGACCGGAACGAACGAAGAGACGTTCACAAGCAAGCGCATGGAAGGCGGCATGATTCGCTATTTCAAAGCCGGGAGCGGCGCGAAGCTCGAAGAGTTCCTGAGCAACAAGCCCGGCCCCGCGTGGGAGGCATTTCAAGAACGCATCTTCAAGAAAGCCCTCGTCGGCGCGTGCTGGCCGTATGCGCTTTGCTGGCCTGGCGCGGGACTCACCGGGCCTGCGGAGCGTTCGCAAATCGAGCTTGCGCGGGCAACCATCCTCGACCGGCAAGAGCTACTGCAATCCGTGGCGCTGCGCGAAATCCGCTACGCACTTTCCAAGGCCATGAACATCGGGCGCATCTCGCGCTCGACCGATTGGTGGAGGTGGAAGTTCACGCTCCCGCCGAAGTTCAGCATCGACAATGGGCGCGACGGGCAATCACGGCGCGAGGACTACAAGCTCGGGCACAAAAACTTGCGCGGCATCCTCGGCGAGCAAGGCATCGCATACGACCATCACCGCCGCGAGCGGAAGGGCGAAGTCGCGGACTTGCTCACCGACGCGCTGGAAGTGGCGAACGAAAAGGAAGTGCCGTTCGGCCTGGTGCTTTCGCTCATGCAACAGCAGACCGCAACGGCGAGCGTCGGCGGTGGAATGAACGGGCAAGCCGTGGCAGACCCGAACGACCCCGCGCCGGAACCCGCGCCAGTGGTTACGCCGCCCCAAGTTTGACACCGCACGAAAAGAAAATGGGCCGCACCTACGCATTCCGCACAACCTTCGCATCCGGCGCGATTAACACGGACGCGCGCACCATCAGCGGCGTGAGCGTCATCACAGAAGGGCCGGCGCTAGGTCACGGTGTGATGATAGACGCAGAGAGCTTGAGCACCGTCAAGACCTGCGCGGAGACCTACGGCGGCGGACTCAAGGTGAAGATGAATCACCGCAGCGGCGCGGATGCCATCGTGGGCAAGCTTTCAAGTTTCCGAATTGAAGGCCAGCAACTCCGCGCGGACTTGCAGCTTTTGAGGTCGCATCCGCAAACGGCGGTTGTCTTGGAAATGGCGGAGACGATGCCGGAATCATTCGGCCTGAGCATTAGCTTTTCCGGCGCGCTGGAAGGCGAGGAAGGCGAGACGCAGTTCATGCGCTGCCTCGAAATCTATTCATGCGACATCGTGGACTCACCCGCCGCAAACCCTAGCGGCCTCTTCTCTAAATTTGACACCACCAACAATCAACACACCAAGCCAATGCTTATCGAAACACCCGAATACCTCGCCCTCGTCGCTGAACACAAGATCGCGTGCGAGCAGGGCGTGACGCTCAAGGCCAACTTTGAAGCACTGACCGTCGAGAAGACGGACCTGAGCGCAAAACTTTCCGAGGCTTCAAACAAACTAAAAGACGCCGACACGGTGATCTCTGAACTCAAAGCCTCGATTGAAAAGACGGCGGCAGAACATGCCGCCGCTCTTTCCGACTTCAACACCAAGGTCTCCGCCAAGGCCGCGACGATGCTCGCGCAGACTGGCACCACGCCAGTCGTCATCGGCAGTCCCGCCGCGCCGGAACCGAACGCAATCCTCACGCAGTTCAACGCAATCGCAAACCCCATCGAGCGCGTCCGGTTCTACCGCGCAAACAAGGTCGCAATCGACGCCACGTTCTCCAAGTAACAATCACCCATAAACCAACATGCCTTACACCAATCTGAATATCGCCCGCCTCGCGAATGCCGCGCTGGAGGGCTTCGTCAAAGAGCTTCTGCCGCTCAATGTCTTCTCGCGTTCCTACTCGCCCGATGTAGTCGGGCGCACTCAGGGCAACGTCGTTCTCGTCCCGCTCATCGGTGGCCTCGTTGCTACCACGTTCGGCGGCACCTACGCCATCACGACTTTCGCCAAGAGCGTCGTGACCGTGACTATCAACCGCCACAAGATCGTGCCCATCGGCCAGACCGACTTGGACGCCATCAACAACAGCGATTCTTCGCTGGAGTCGTTTGGCTTCCAGCAGGGCGCGGCGCTGGCGCAAGCGGTTATGGAGGACGTGCTCACGCTCGTCACCACGGCAAACTTTACTTCCGTCACGACCTCGCTCGCGGCGAATCTGAACGTGCCGCATCTCCGCGCCGCTCGTCTCGCGCTCAACCAAGCCAACGCTCCGAAGTCGCCGCGCTTTGCGCTGCTTGACGCGGTGGGCATGGATGCGCTGCTCGGCGTCACGAACTTCGTGCAGGCTCAGATGTTCGCTGATCAGAACGTCCTCACCGAGGGCAAAATCATGCGTGCGCTCGGGTTCGACTTCTACGAACTCAATTCGAGCTTCGTTTCCGCCGCCTCGGTGAACGCCTTCATCGGCCACGGCAGCGCCATCGCAATCGCGATGCGCTACCTCGCACCGCAGCGTCCCGAGGAATACGACAACGCGCAAGCCTACAGCGACCCGACCACGGGCGCGACGGTCGGCCTCCGCGACTTCTACGACCCGGCCACCGGCACGCGATACATGGCCTTGGAGTGCAACTACGGATACTCCGCTGGCATCACCAACGGTGCGCGCATCATCAAGCGTGACGACTAGCCCTTAGGCTGGATAGTTCATACAGGAGCGCCGAACTCAGCAACGGGTTCGGCGCTTTTGTGTCTTGACGTGTCGACGATGAAACCGTAGAAGGCAGGCTTATGAATGCCCATCCCGCAGACTCTCCGCCGCCCGTGTCGTCATTGGAACCTCTCAGGGATGGGCCGGAACCGGGTGGCACGGGCGCGCGGACTCCGCTGATTTCCCTTTGCATCATTGTCGGCAACGTCGAGGAATACATCGTTCGTTGCCTCAAATCATTCGCACCCATCGCGGACGAAATCGTGGTTGTCCGCGCCATCGGAAGCGCCAAGCCTGATGCGACGCTCGACATCGCCCGCGACAAGTTCGGCGCAATCGTCGGCGAGTATCGCAACGCAGTCGGGCACGAAGATTGGCCACATGTGGACAACTTCGCCGCCGCGCGCCAACTTTGCTTCGACCTCGCGACCGGCACCTATTGCTTCTGGTGCGACACCGACGACATCTTGTTAAGCGGCGCGGAACTCATCCGCGAACACGCCGAGCGCGGCGCATACACCTGCTTCATGTTCCCGTATGCCATTCACGGCAAAGGGCTGGCGGTGCCGCGTGAGCGCATGATGCTGCGCGGATCCGGCAAATGGGTTTGCCCGGTGCATGAGCATTACGAGTTCAGGATTCAGCCGGTGCAAGCCATCGAGGATGAGCGCGTGGTGATTCAGCATCTCCCGCACCGCGAAAAGACAGGCAGCAACGACCGCAACCTACGCATTCTCCGCAGCATCCCCGACGCGGAAATGACGACTGGGCTGCTCTACCATTTGCACATCGAGCTTCTCGTCATCGGCGACGTTGAGGGCAGCGTGGAAGTGGCGAAAAAGGTGCTCGCTTGTGACGACCTCGGAAGGCCGGAGCGCATGGAGCTTTTTATGAACCTCGCGCAAGTCAGCGAAGACCCGCGCCAGAAGGAGGCACTCTATCACCAAGCATACGCAGCAGACCCGCGCAGGCGATAACCGCTG